GTTTTACCATTAAACTACAGCGACATATAGGGGACCAGCGTTATCTTACAATATGTATTAAGAAATACAGGAATCATAGGTGCCGGACATAAAATTGGTGGGTTTGTCCGTAATCGAAACGGAATCTCTCTGCTTAAGAGGCAGGACTCTAGCCACTTGAGTTACAAACCCGGAAAATGGTGGACTCAGGTCGAATCGAACGACCCCAAATACGCTTCATAGTTAATAGAACAGTATGCGTAAATATAATACCTTAGGAGCCCGAAAAAGCAAAAGTGGCAGGCCTTGCAGGAATTGAACCTTCGATGCATGTGGTTGGAATACATACACATATGCCATAGCTGACCTATAAATTGGTACTCCCGAACGGTTTCGATCCGTCTTCCACTGATTGAAGGTCAGTTATCCTAGCCATTAGACGACGGGAGTATTGATTGTGGTACCCAGTGTTGGTAACGATCCAACTACAGCAGCCTTATCAAGACTGTACCTCACCTTTCGGTCTACTGGGCATATTAAATTTTGGTCACCGTGGAAGGAATCGAACCTTCGCTAACAGAGTCAAAGTCTGTTGTGCTACCATTACACAACACCCGAGTAATAAAACAGAATGCTTATTTTTCAATTAACAGTTGCAAGAACGATAAATATATGTAAAATAATAATATATGACATTCAAACCAACCTGGCTATACATCAAAAAGCATTCAAAAACAAATCTATTGTATTTTGGAAAAACTATATCTAGCCCGTTTAAATACCCCGGATCTGGTAAAGTATGGACAAGACACATAAAATTACACGGAAAAGAATATATACAAACAATATGGACAAGACTATTTACTTCACAGGATGAATTGAAAGAGTTTGCTATAGCATTCTCCGAAATATTTAATATAGTAGAATCTGATCAGTGGGCAAATCTTATACCAGAAAATGGTATAGATGGTGGTGCGCCGGGTCGAATTCAGTCAATAGAAACAAAAAATAAAATTAGAAATTCTATCAATGATAGGCCTAACTTCAATCATCTTAGAGGCATACCTAAATCAGAAGATTTTAAAACAAATCATTCAGCGATTATGAAGGGCAGAGCTCAATTGCGATGCTGTTGTATATTATGCACGAAAAATGTCTGCATAAACAAGTTAGATGCACATATCAACGGTAAACATTGTTTACCTAAAAATTAATCGGGTTGCTTATTTTTACATTAAAAGTGTAATTTTATATTTGCTGAACGCAACCCTTAAATCTGGTGGACCTATGGAGTAACGATCTCCAAGCGTAGCATTGCAAGTGCCATTCCCGTCCCATACGGTAAGCCCAATTTTGGTGATGCAGGTTGGATTCGAACCAACTCACCCGTAAGGGAACAGTTTTACAGACTGCTGCGACTCTCCAACTTCGCCGATACACCAAATATTTTACACACTCTGCCACGGACTTTTCACTCCCATTTGGTTCCGAATGTGTATATTAAAATATCCTAGAACTTGCTTGTCGAAGGCGGACGGTGTCTGGCCAGACAGTTCTCCATTTCCTACGCTAAGATATTTTAATATGACGGATTTTTTTATCTACAAAAAGATAAGCCATCCCCGTTCACCGCCCATTCTCCCCATGTTTTAAGTGCGGGGACCGGTTCTCGTTACCGGAGTTCTTCACACTAACTATCATCACGCTTCACAGCGATCAACAAAAAAGCCGCTTAGTTTCCTAGCGGCTTCCTTTTATAAATGTTCTGGTTACTTTTTCTTAGTTTCCAGACTCCTTATAGAAGGAAGCCGTTTTAATCGGATCTTGTTCATTACTAGGTGATGTAAATCCGATCGTTGCCCAATAGCTTGTGCCCGCGCAGAGACGTGCTGTGGCTAAATTCGCCATATGCTTCTCATTCACGTGTTTCAAGTTAGTTGCAATCATTTTAAATCCAAAAATTCCGTTAAAGTTATATACGTAGACTTTCGTCTACAAAGTTATTTATCATCTGTGTAAAAAATGTGTTAGATAAGTGTTAGCCGTATGCTATTCTTCAATTTAGCAGGTTTTGTTGTGCTAAAACCACTATAAAACATTCTTTACTATCTATGCCGCAAGTATATGATATTATAGCTGGTCTGTCAAGTTATTCAAGTAATCTTCTTAAGACAAAACATATTTACTTACTGCTATTTTTATTTATCATCGTTAATTATAACTATATGCTAAACAGATGTCAATCTATCCTAAACTTACTTTCCTGCTTTCTTATACGGGCCTCTTTTAAGGCCACGCTTTGCTTCACTCATTTTCTGACAGGATTCTTCTGAAAATGTTTTCCCTGAACTAGACTCACTTATCTTCTCAAATACTTCTCGTCTGATCATCACTAACCAGAAAGCCATACATTGATACTGGCGGCCGCCACAATCCCAATCAAACTTGACTGGCCCGGTGATACCTGTTTTAGGGTCGACGAACGGTGCGTTAAGTAGTTCTAACCAATAGTTTACCGGTTGTGGTAGCAACACAGTGTCGTTGTTGAGCAGAACGATATACTCGCCCTGCGCCTGTTTGATGCCGAGATTAGTTGCCTTGGTGTATCCAAGTGGTTCGTCCACCCAAATTACACGAAGATTAATGTCAGTTAGTGAATGTAAATATTCCAGAGTATTATCAGTGCAGCCATTAGCCACAACGATAACTTCAGTTTCTTTGTCAGTATATTTGGTAATTGATTCCAAACACGGTTTTAATAAATCTTCACAGTGATTATATGTTGGAAGGACAATCGAATATCTCACTTTGTTTTTCATCTTTTATTTAGTAGGGATGATCGACTTGCATATATATTTGCGGTGTCCGAATTTAAGTTAGCTCTTTACCCACTAGTAAATAATATAGGAGCTGACTGTTGCTACCGCAATCCATTTAATGAGATGAATATATTTCATAACATTACTTGCTCTACCCAACTGTTAGCTGCTTCGTCCCACGTGTACATCTTGCCATCCATGGGCATTGGCACCGGGGCCGACCAGGTGAAGTGGGTTTCGTCAAATACCCAAGATAAAAAGGGTCTACGGGCATAGTACTCGTCCCGCTTTCTACTGATGAATGTTGCTTCATCGATAATTTCAATCACACCGGGTAAACCCGAGACACTATCAACACTATCGTCACATGTTCCATAATACAGCGGGGTATTTTGGTATACACCGTTAACGGTGGCGATAGGCCAATTGGATTCGTCTTGCCAATCAATAACTAAGTTATTTACGGCCGGAAATCCCGGACCAGATTTCATGGGTTCGGTTGTGCAGGCCAATTGCGTACTACTATCTACATTGGTAACTATGATATACATAATTCGATTCCTTTTAATTTAGTTAATTTTCTGTCAAACCATGCACCCTTTGCACCGAGTTGTTTAGCAAATCTTTTCCGTTCTGTGTATGCATCGGCGTGGCGTAACATTCCGAAATAACTATTGGTTGTTGCCCGTAAGGATTCAAAATCTTCACAATGACCAGTCTTATAATACATATTCTTTATCGTTGATCTACGCACATACTTACATCTAGGTTTAATGATATACCCGACAAAGTTAACCCCGTGTTCAACTTTATTTATTTCTTTTTTGTTCGGGTGGAAACTTAATCCTAAATTATCTTTAGCGAAAATTGCCATGCGGTCATATTTTTCATGCAGCTCTGTGCCGTTTTTGTCAACAGCCATGATATCATCCACATACCGGGCATAGTATTCTAATTTAAGTGTATGCTTTGCGTACTGATCGAGTGGGTCAAGATATACATTAGCGAAAAACTGACTAGACAAATTACCAATCGGCAAGCCGAATCCTTTAGGTGCATTAAGTAAACTCTTATGCGGTGGCACCTTCGATAACATATCGGATTTACTTTTTATGAATACATTTTCGGTTGGATCTTTGTGTAAAATAGTTCGGGTTAATTGTAGCCACCATGGATCGGTGATTTTTCTTGCCAACAATTCATCGAGTATTGATTTATTAATGGATACAAAAAAGTTGGCAACATCTGCCTTCATATACCATGCAGATATAGTATGATTTTTTGTTGCCGAACGCATGAAGTACTGTACACGATTAGAGGCATTGAGCGTGCCTTTTTCCGGTATACAGGCATAACTATCGTGTATAAATGATCGATAAAATGCCGGCGAGTGACGATTATATAACACATCATGCACAATACGATCCCGAAAGTTAGCAGCCCATACTTCCCGAGCTTTCGGCCGGGTAACCACAAACATAATTGATCGACCCGGTTGATACGAATTCTCAATTAGTTCATAATACAAATCCATCAGGTTTCGCTCTAATTTTTCTTCAAATTCAAGAGCATTCCATGTATTGCGTTTTGTTTTTCGACAATCATAGTACGCTTGAAAAAGTTCCGAAACTGTCAGATCAGATTTCATATTTGATTCTACCACCTAAACGCACGAACATAGTTCGCATTCGTCTTATTGTTGTTGTTCTGGTTACCCGGGTTGCCAGAGTTGAAGTTCTGGTTCCACGAGTTCGTAGCAGAGTTCTCTGTACTTGACCAGAAGTTGTTGTCGGCAAACGCCAAGGCCATGCACTCACACGACGCCACACAGAATACTCCATATGACGACTGGCTTGCGCCTTTTCGTTGGTTTCCCAACGGTCATGGCCCGCGATAGATAGGTCGCTGATAATCGCCGTAGCCATTATCATTCTGCCCTCAAATTTGAATGATTGATCCATCCCTGTGCCTGACGCGCAAGCGAGTCAGTCAGGGTGACTATTTCGGAAAAACTGTCTACTGATAACAGATGTAAGTCTTTGGATAATCTTAGCATTAATTCAATTACTTGTACTCTGTCCAATATATTCTGTATAAACTCCTGTCGTTGTTTAGTGGAATTTGCTTTGTATATTGATACCACTAATTCAATACACTCGTTTCGTATTTTATCACCGAGAGAATATTTAAAATCTCTGGGGAAATCTTTGGTTCTTCGGGTTACTGTTTCCAACAACTGATAGGTTGTTTTGTAAATTGGAAGATGTTGATATTGTGCCATATTTCAAATATTTAAATGACTAAATGGCTAAACGCCTAAACGCACGAACATAGAGCGCATTCGTCTTAGTGTAGTAGTAGTCCTGGTAACCCGGGTAGCCAGAGTAGAAGTACTGGTTCCACGAGTACGTAGCAGAGTACTCTGTACTTGACCAGAAGTAGTAGTCGGCAAACGCCTCGGAATTGCCGACTTGAAATGCGGTAACAGTAGTTTGGCCCGGAACTGTTGCTGTATATGTAGTTGAGATTGGTTCCGGTGATACAGCATTGGCATTTGATCCATAGGTTCCTGGTGAATAATTATTTTGCGTTACATTTTTCAAAAAGTAGTATGCTACTTCTAATTCGTTTTTGGCCGGAATATACCAGTCAGTGTATCCGCCGATTGATAACCCCTTAACAAATTGTGCAGCAGCATATCTGGCATCCGCCGGAATAGCAGCAGTATTTGCGGCTCCGTCGTATAATGAAGTGGCACCGGTAGTTGATCCGCCGCCTGTACTGTCCCAGGCCGCTGTTGTTTCACCAGATGCTTTGGGTGATACAATTAAATAATGACTTGCTACGCCGGTACCTGCATACGAGATGTATCCGGCAAAATACCCGCCTTGGAATGAATCACCTATATTAGGTACTGGTCTGGAACTATTAAATGGTATCCAAAAACCATAAGCAGATGAATACCATTCGGGTAAACCTGTAGTTGAATTCATCCGAATCATTCCAGCAGCCGGTACCGGACGTTGAGCAGTAGTTCCGGTTGGCATATTTAGTGCACCGGTGGCTGCTGTTCCTATGAAACTCGATGCGGTCACTGATGTTCCGCTGATTGCTCTTGAATCGTCTATTACGACCGTTCCACTTATTTTTATTGACATCTTCGCTCCTTATCTGAACTCGTCAGTGTATTTATCTTAATCGACGCGCAAACAGGCACTGTCAGAATTGACATAATTTTATTTACCCTTGAATAGTTCTAACTCTGATCGAAGTTCCTTAATTGCCTCAATTAAATATCCTGTAATACCTGCATAATTAACACTCTTTAATCCATTAGCATCAGTATTTACTAAGTGTGGTAATACTAATTCTAATTGTTGAGCGATAACTCCGGAAGATTTATTGCCATTATTAACCCAGTCAAATTCTACACCTTGTAATTTATTTATCGTATCTGACGCATTAACAATATCCGCCACATTCATTTTCTGTGTTTTGTCCGACGTTGTGTTGAATATCACTGCGTTAACTGTTCCATCAGCAGCATTAAAGCTAATTGTGTTAGTAATTGATGCACCGGTTGCACAGCTAGGTGTTTGATTTGAGCCAGTTGCTGCGACACCGACTACATAAAATGTGCCAGTTGTTTGTGATGTTGCGTTGATAGCAGTTGCTGGGCCAGGTGCCACCTTATCAACATATTGTTTTGTTGCTGCGCCAAGTGCTGCACTCGGATCTGCACTTAATACTAATAAACCAGTCATTGTATCACCGGCTTTCAATACGTTCGAACTTGCTGCACCAGTTAATGCACCAGTAAAGCCGGTTGATGTAACTGATGTTAAACCAGCGATAGTTGTAGCTGTTGCACCTAATGATACAGCGGTAGAACCGATTGTAACCTGGCTGTTGGCTAGATTAGCATTTGCAATAGCTGTTCCATTCCATACACCAGTTGCAATTGTTCCGACAGATGTTAAACTAGATGATACGACTGTTGCATTAAGTGTGGTACCAGTTAGCGTACCAGCTGCTGCTGTTACTGTAGCTGTTCCACCTAACGAAATACTTGTTCCATTAACTGTTAATGCACCTGATCCAACCAATGCACTATTTGGTATACCAGTAAAGTTTGTACCAGTAAGTGTTGGAGTTGTTGTAAATGCAGGGATTGCACTTGCCGATCCTTGCAATACACCTGCTGCGCCAGCAACTGAGGCTGGTGTACCAGTAGCACCATAGGTATGAACACCGTAATTAGCTGCACTGTAGAACGAAGTAGCACCGGCACCTGTTTGGTATGGGATTTGATTGGCTGTACCGGCAGCAATATTTGTTGCAGAACCAACTGCACCACTTACGTTAGCACCGGTTAAACTTGTTAAATTAGCACCAGATACTGCACCGAATGCACTAGACCATGTACCAGAACTAATTGTACCAACAGATGTTAATGAAGAATTAACTACGTTCGAGGCAAGTGTAGTACCAGTGATACCAGTTCCTGCTACGTTTGTTGCTGTAGAAGCGTTACCAGTTAACGCACCAGTAAATGTTGTTGCTGCTACAGATGTCAATCCACTTAATGTAGATACTGTTGATCCTAATGCCTGCGAAGTTACACCAAATGTGATTGAACTATTTGTTAATGAACTATTTGGGATGGCCGTTAAACCTGCACCGCTACCTGCAAAACCAGTTGCACTCAAGATACCTGTATTTGGTACAAAGGACATCTTCGTACTTGATACTTTCTGTCCGATGTTACCTGTGTTGGCTGTTACCCAAGTTGGATAAACGATAGATGCATTAGTTGTATCATCGGTGATTGTTGTGTTGGTTGCATAAGTCGAACTAGAAGCATTACCAATTAATGCGCCGGTAAAGCCCGTCGAGGTGACCGATACTAGACCAGCGATAGTTGTTTGGGCTGCACCTAATGAAATTGCGGTTGTACCAACTGTTACAGAACTATTAGTTAAGCCACCGTTTGGAATACCTGTAAAGTTTGTACCAGTAAGTGTTGGAGTTGTTGTCCAAGAAGGGGCTCCGGCTGTTTCAGCTAGAACACCTGTGCCTTGTGCAAGGAATGCTGTAGTACCTGCGCCTGTTTGGTATGGTAAGCTATTTGCTGCACCACTTGCTAAGTTTGTTGCGCTCGGTACAGTACCAGTTACTGCAATAGTTACGTTACCTGTTGCACCAGATACAGAAATATTTGTTCCTGCTACTGCGCTCAACACACCGGTATTACCAATAGTTACGTTACCTGTTGCACCTGACACAGAAATACCTGTACCTGCTACGTTACTCAATACGCCTGTATTAGAAATAACATTACTTGCAATGTTGATACCCGAGCCTGAAGTATATATGCCTGCACCTGCAAATTGACTAAACACTACCGGATTAGTACCAACAATAATATAATCACCAGGCTGACCGGTGCCGATAGCTGTTTCAACCCACTGTGTTCCACTATTTGTACCTTCTTGTACATAAACAAGAACACCAGCTGCAATTTCTGTTGATGGAGAACCATCAAAGTCAGTTGCTCTTATTAATATCCACGGACTTATGCCAGTGACACCTAATTGAGAAACTACGTAAACACCATTCTGATATGTAGTTGCTTGATCTTTAACAAGGACACGTGAACCAACTATTAATGTATTATATCCGCCGACACCAGTACCTGTATTGAGAGCATTAATTGATCCATTTGCTGTAGCTGTAAGTGTTGCACCAACACCACCTGTACCATTGAGGTATGTGGCAGCTGATAAATTACCTGCTACTGTTGTTGATGTTTCACAAGAATTATGTACCGTTACACCAGATGCAATAGCATCAGCATATTGTTTTGTTACCGCACCAAGTGCATTTGTAGGATCACCACTTAATATCAATAAACCTGTCATTGTATCGCCAGCCTTATTAACTGGGGTAAATGTTAATGCTGTAGTAATATCGCTTGCTGATACTGCCGATGTTGCTGTTGTTAAGCCCTTACCGTTAACAGTAATCTTCTGGAAGGAAGCTGCAACTGGTGAAGAATTTACTGTTGCTAGTGTTAGTGCAATACTTCCTGCAGATTCTGTTCCGGTTACATCGCCTGTTGCTCCAAGATGCGAAGCTGCTGTAATAAGACCTTTACCGTTAACAGTGAATGCGCTGAATGATCCAACGTTTGAATTGACTGTTGCTAATGTAAGAGGAATAGTTGCGTTGCCAGATCCATCAAACGAAGCAGAAGTTCCTGTAGCATCAGTTGATACAGAAATTGTACGTCCTGTTGCAAATGCTGTTGCGGTATTAGCATTACCATTTAATGCACCAACAAATGTTGTTGATGTAACAGAAGTTAAACCAACTAATGTAGTAGATGTTGCACCTAAAGGTAGAGATGTTGTACCAACTGTTACTGAACTATTTGTTAGTGATGAATTTGGAATACCTGTAAGTCCTGATCCTGAACCTGCAAAGCCAGTTGCTGTTACAACACCTGTACTCGGATTCATAGTAAACTGTGTACTAGATACCTTCTGCGGATTATTGCCACTAACTGAATCTACCCAAGTAATATATTTTACTGCATTAGATGATGTATCATCGGTGATTGCCGAATTGGTAGAGTTAGTTGCTGTTGTTGCTGTAGAAGCGTTACCAGTTAATGCACCAGTGAATGTTGTTGCTGTTACACCAGTTAGTCCAACAATAGAAGCCGATGTGCCGCCTAATGCAACATTAGTAGTACCGAATGTTACAGAATTATTTGTTAATGCACTATTAGGTACACCAGTAAAATTGGTACCAGTCAATGTAGGAGTATTTGTCCAACTAGGTGTTGTTCCCGATATAAGAACTTGACTTGATGTTCCTGCTGCCAACATTGATGTTGCGCCCGAACCAGTCTGGTATGGATGTGACCCTGCCGCACCACTAGCAAGGTTAGTTGCTGTAGTAGCAGTAGTTGCGTTGCCTGTTAATGCACCAGTAAATCCAGTTGATGTGACACTTGTTAAGCCAGCGATAGTTGTTGCCGCTGCACCTAATGCAATTGCTGTTGTACCAACCGTTACAGAGCTATTAGTTAGGCCACCATTTGGTATGCCTGTGAAATTAGTGCCAGTTAATGTCGGTGTTGTTGTCCAACTTGGGGCACCTGCTGTTTCGGCAAGAACACCTGTGCCTTGTGCAAGGAATGTTGTAGCACCTGCGCCAGTTTGATAAGGTAAGCTATTTGCTGCACCACTTGCAAGATTAGTTGCTGTAGTTGCTGTTGGGACTGTACCTGTTACAGCAATTGTAACTGCACCTGTTGCGCCGGATACAGAAATATTTGTTCCTGCTAATGCACTTGTAACACCAGTATTGGTAATAATAGTTCCTGATACGTTAATACCAGTACCGCCTGAATAGGATCCAGATCCGGAAAATTGTACCCAACTTTGTCCTGCAAATCCAGTTATATAGTGATTAGACTGTACCCAACCGGTATTAGCATAATCTGTGCCTTCTAATACAAATATAGAAGCACCAATTAGTTCTGCATTTGTATCTGCATCAGATGAACGTGCAAGTGAATATGCATAAGGAGCGACTGATCCAGTGACGGTAGCAGTATATATGCCATCTTCTGTAACTGTCGTTTGATTGATTAATAATATACGATAACCATTACCTTGTGCCGGAGTAAGTGAAGGATGACCATCGATTGTTAAGTCTGTACCAGTTAATGGGACATTAGCATTAGATAACAAATTGGCCGCATCTTTCCATGTTAGACCAGTAACTGCATTATCGACATATTGTCTTGTAGCAGCACCTAATGCTGTAGTAGGATCACCACTTAATATCAATAGGCCAGTCATTGTATCACCAGCCTTTAATACGTTTGCACTTGCTGCGCCGGTTAATGCGCCGGTGAATCCAGTTGACGTAACTGATGTTAATCCGGCGATAGTAGTAGCTGTTGCACCTAGTGCGATTGATGTAGAACCAACTGTTACAGTGTTATTAGATAATGCTCCATTAGGAATAGCACTAAAGTTTGTACCAGTTAATGTCGGTGTTGTTGTCCAACTCGGCGCGCCTGCTGTTTCTTGCAAGACACCTGTGCCTTGTGCAAGGAATGTGGTAGCACCTGCACCTGATTGGTATGGAAATCCGTTTGTTGCGCCGCCTGCAATATTCGTTGCCGAAGTTGCATTACCAGTTAATGCGCCAATAAATCCAGTCGATGTAACTGATGTTAAACCAGCCAAGGTTGTTGCGGACGCACCGAGGTTGATACTTGTAGAACCAACTGTCACCGAACTGTTTGACAATGCTCCATTAGGGATAGCACTGAAATTTGTACCAGTAAGTGTCGGTGTATTTGTCCACCCCGGTGTTGTACCAGATGTAAGAACCTGACTCGAAGTACCTGCTGTCAATAACGCAGTTGTACCGACACCTGTCTGATAAGGCATTGCACCAGAAGTACCGCCACCAACATTAGTTGCTGTGGTTGCCAATGTTGCTGTAGAAGCGTTACCAGTTAATGCACCAGTAAATCCAGTTGATGTAACTGATGTTAATCCAGCGAATGTTGTTACAGTTGCACCAAGTGCTACTGCTGTAGAACCGATTGTTACAGAACTATTTGTCAACGCACTGTTCGGGATATTTGTTAAACTTGCACCAGATCCTGCAAAAACAGTTGCAGTTAATACACCTGTAGATGGTTTAAAATATAAACCTGTACTAGTGATCTTTAATGGGCGACTTGCTCCGGCTGCTGTAGCCCATACAGGGTACATATTTGAACCAGAAGCTGTATCATCTGTAATAATAGAATTTGTTGCTGTGGTTGTCGTATCGGCATTACCGTAGAAATTTGTTGCTGTGACAGAAGTCAATCCGGCTAATGTCAGTGCCGTTGCACCTAACGCTATGTTTGTAGAACCGACTGTCAATGAACCTGAGCCAACTAATGCTGCATTTGGTACACCGGTAAAATTAGTACCGGTTAATGTTGGTGTATTTGTCCAACTTGGTCCGGCTGCGCCGGATACAAGCACTTGACTTGTTGTTCCTGCTGCTAAAAATGCTGTTGTTGACGCTGCTGATTGATACGGAAGTGAACCTGTTGCGCCAGCAGCTAAACTTGTTGCTAAAGGCGCGGTTCCAGCAAACGATACGGTACTAACATTTGTTACTCGACCTTTAGCATCTACTGTCACAATAGGAATTGCAGTAGAGGAACCATATGTACCAACTGTACCATTTACTGTTGCGAGTGTTATAGGTAGAACACCGCCAGATACCGTACCTGATGCATCACCTGATGTCGATAAAGCTAATGCAACAGTGATTGATTGTGGCCCGGAAAGTGCTGTAAGTTGAACACCGTTTGATCCGATCAATCCAGTTCCAGTTATACCAGATAAACTAGTACCTGTAAGAAATTTATAGGCATCTTCATCTATAAATGAATTTTGCCATTCTAAGATACCATTATTATATCTAAGATACTGACCGGTTTGAGGTGTTACAATTAATACATCATGTAAGTCTTCAAGATTTAGAGAAGATGGACCTCCTCCGATTGGGCCAAGTTGAACACCTGAAAGTTGGATTGCCATATACGATTTCTCCGTTATCTATTATTTATCAGCCATTTCGGTTAGTGAATATAACCGCTTTTTCATATTTATCGAAAAATATCTATATTACATCAATAGAGTATCTTTCTACAACCCTTATTTAATTTGAATTTAACCAACTATACTTTACCGTCCATCTACCCTGCACCAGCTGTGATGCATCTGAATAAATTGTAAATCCGCTACCTGTCACCGGAGTATCATAGGTTAAATTTGCATAGGTTGTAAATGCTCTGTGCTCTGCTGCTGAATGATCAACGCTGGTAGCATCGGCCATTATTTGCAATATTACAACACTCGTAGAATGAATATTTGTTAATCCGGTAATTGCCACACTTGTCGAGAGGCCACCGGGAGCAGAACCAAAATCTATGGTAGCTGTTCCCGAGTTTGCAACATTATTCCAGGATGTATTTGTGCCATCGGTTATTAAAAATTTTCCACCGTTTGTTACTTGAGATGGAGCAAGGTTGTTGAATGCACCTGTAGAACTTGTTGCACCCGTACCACCATTAAATGCAGATAATGTACCGGCTAATGTAAGAGTTCCTGCCGATGTTATCGGGCTACCGGTAAATGTTAATCCTGTGCTACCACCATCACCAGAAACAGATGTTACGGTGCCCACAGTCGGTGTATACCAACTCAATATTCCTGTACCATTTGTCTTGAGTGACTGGCCATTTGTACCATCTGCTGCTGGCCATCTATCTCCACATAATACAAGATATTGGCCCCCACCGGTTGCCGGATTAATATGAAGATCTTGACTATTATTTGTTGTTATAAGTGCTGGCCCAGAATTACCTGAATCAACATTAACGAAATGACTTGCATCAACAGATAATGTTAAATCTTGACCTCCAGGGGCAATAATGGAGCCAGATGAAAAGTGTAAATCACCGAGTTGCGGGGCCATCCAGGTTAGACCAACTGTAGTCCATACCCTTAATGCATTTACGGATTTATCAAGCCAATAATCGCCGTCCTTCATCGAATATGAAAGACTGGGATCAGTTAATCCCTGATATATGGTGACGCCGCCTTTACCGATCGTAAAGGATGGTACACTCGTACCTTTAGCGTTGAGTGTTACTGACATTAAGCTCTCCTGTTCAGGTATTACCTGTCTGGTAATAATACCAGTCCGTTGCTTTAGACTATTTATCTTTGGAGGGCTTCGATCGATAAATACTAGAAACGGAGAGTGGTGTGTTGGAAAATTTCTATGTTTACGCTTATTTAAGATCGAAAGATTCAGCGACTGCTAAGGCAGGTACGCCCTATTATATCGGTAAAGGTAGCAAGAATAGAATGAACGAAAAACATACTTCAGCCAGAATACCTAAAGATGTAAATTATATTGTAATATTGGAGAATAATCTAACAGAGTTAGGTGCATTTGCTATAGAAAGAAGGATGATAATGTGGTACGGACGAAAAAATAATAAGACAGGAATTTTAGTAAATCTAACAGATGGTGGTGAAGGTACCAGTGGATACAGACATACTGCCGCAACGAAGGAGAAAATCGCCGAAGCATCTAGGAATAGAATATGTGCGGCTATGTCTGAAGAACAGAAACAAAAATTATCTATATTTAATATGGGTAAAAAATTATCAACCGAAACAAGGCAAAAAATGAGTAATTCCCGAAAGGGTATGAAAAAACCCTGGCAAAGTAATAGGCCGCGTACTGAAAAAGAATCTGCCAATCTTAATAGAATGACAGAAATAAGTAAACTAAGCGTCGAAGTTTTCGGAATCATATATTCATCTGTCAGAGACGCAGCAAAGGCTATTGGCGTACATGAAGAAACAACCCGATATAGATGCCATTCTATCAATTTTCCAGAATATAAAATAATAGGAGCAATAAAATGCCACGCATAAGTCTCTGGAATCCGGTCCGTGGAGCAGATTTTAACTTCACTGATAGAACAGTGGGTGAAAATTTCCGTATTGCAGGTGATGGTATTCTTGTGCATATGTACGAGGGTCCAACAACGGATGCAAATGGTAGCACAGATACATCCTTAACGACTATCCAAGATGTACTATTTTTAACTAATAATAATAGAAAATATGACCCTAATGTTATTGAGTTACGTGGACATCATACTCCTCAGGACGTAAATTACGATTTATCCCAATTTGGCATTTTTTTATCTTCAGATGTAATACGAATTCAATTTCATTATACAGATATGATAGATTCACTTGGTAGAAAACTTATAGCTGGCGATGTTTTAGAGTTCCCTAGTTATAGAGATGTCCCTATATTTGATAACGCAGTAGGTATAAATAGATATTATGTAGTGCAAGATGCGCTTTATGCTGCTGCTGGATATGGGCAGAAATGGTTCCCTCATATTTGGTTAGTTAGAGCTAAACTAATGACTGCTTCTACAGAGTTTACGCAAATTACTGATCAGGCTGCATCTGGGCAGAATGACGGCGGAGTCGGGCAAGGCATAGGTATTATGCCAGATGGATTTACCAATACTTCTATCGATGGTAATCCAGGAACAGGACCTAACCCTAATATTACTTCCTCATTAAACTTATTCTGCAAGATTATCGGTATAACAGATGCTATTGTTGCAGAAGCCGAACAAAATGCTTTCTTTGATCCTAAATTCTTTGAGAGTGCCAACCTATACATATACATTGACCCAAATACAAACTATCCTGTGATAGGTAGTTATTATTTTAGTGGTGATGGTGAACCTCCAAATGGTGGACCACTCGTCGGTGCTGGTATAAGCTTCCCTACTGGTATGACAGATGGACAATACTATCTACGCATAGATTATTTCCCTGAAAGATTATTTCAAAAACAAGGCCCTGTATATAAATTAATAGAACAAAATGTATTAAAGAACTGGTCGAGTTATAATAGAGTACTTGACACTTTTATTGATAATAATGTTGACACAATACTATCAAACGGCACTATTGTTCCACAGAAACAAGCTGTATCCGAAATTGTTCGCCAGAAGGTTGATTTATATGCAGATCGTAAGAAAGCAGTGACAGCAGCAGAAGCGGCAAGATCAAAAATAGCAGACGATAGAGCTGCAAAGAAAGGTAATTAATGATTGTAGGGGAAGTAATATCTAAAAAAGAATGGAATTCTTTTATGTTCGATAAATCTTTTAGCACAGATTCTCATCTAACTATCGGATTAGAAGAAATGCTAATAGAATCAAAAAAATTCGTCTATGAAGATCAAGTAGATGTTAAAATGTATAAAGAATTTATGGATATAGAAAAGGCAAATACGGTACAATACGATGATATGAAACCTGGCGTTCTGTATTTTCCAATTCGTTATCGTGGAGCGCCATTTCAGCAGACAATCATAATAGATGTTCCTTCTACAGATTGTAAATTTGTAAAATCCGATAATATTAATTTATATTTTTTGCGTGGCAAAAAATCTATAGATATGGTGAAATCTAAACCGGGTGCGTTAGGCGTATATGATACGCTTGTTTTTAGTGACAAATCCGAAGCCGAACAGCACCTAATAGCACTAAAATTAAAGTTTAATGGCTGGGACATTAAAACTAAACACTTTTAATAATTCATTATAATCTTTATCCTTAATATAAAGAAACTTATATCCTTTACTAATAACCAATGCTTCTTTCTTCTTAATTATTCCCGGACACCGCTTCTCTTGTAGATTTTCTATATACCACGATTTAATTTCTATCACATAAATATCGTCTAATATATAATCTGGTGCATAAAAATTGTATGGATAGTCTATAGCGGAAAAACACGGAGCATTCTTAACCCTAGCCAAGACTTCTTTATTATCACACAATTCTAAGAAATCTAATTCATAGGATGATTGATACATTAATGATGTTTCTTTATATAATTTCTTCTTGAATTTTGTTTCTTTATTATGTAAACCCATTTCACTATTTCTTATATAGGTTTGCCGACCTTTTTCTCGAGCTTCCGGTAATGATCCTGGATTATATAAGGTTGATCGTATTGATGCCTGTTTCTGTGCATCAGATCCCGGGTGGCGTTCTTTATAATACTTTCGTATATGATCTTCTAAGTCGGTTTCCTTGTGTTGTTTTTTTGCCATTTCAGACTTAATTCTTCGATATTCGTTACTTCTATCAGATTCTAAGAAATCTTTACTGGCCTTCTTTCTTTTTTCCTGAAAATCTACACTATTGAGATTTAAATTTGTAATTGTTTCTGATCGGCGTTTTCTGCCTTCTTCTGTAGATGCTGCGCGACTATACGACTCGGATGCGGCTAACGATTTCAGCGGTGCTTCAGGAAATTTAATTAGATATTCTACTTTAGAAATTCCATACTTCAATAGATATCTATCTTGTATTATGCGCTTTTGTTCGCCGTTCACTAAGCACGTAATTAATTCGTATGTGTGTATCGGATAATTTATGTCTATATCTTGTGGATCAGGGCCTTTATACATTATAGGTCTCCGTATTTGTATGTCATAAAAGTATTTATCTATAGTATGATAAATAAGTGTATAATTTAGATTTTAAGGATTCCAATTTATGGATTTTTTTTATGATGGCCAGACGAAAAGATATTTATTACAATTCATGAGAATATTCTCTGACATAAAAGTAAGGAACGGTCCAGATGCAAATGGGCTATACACAATACAACGAGTTCCAATAGTTTATGGTGACCCATCGTCTATGGTTGCACAATTAATTAAGGGTGCAAGTGAAAATACATTACTACCTGTACCTATGTTTAGTGCATATATCGATGGTATAAAGATGAACGAGAAGCGTCGTCAAGATCCACAATTCGTCGGTAAGGTATCTGTTATGGAAAGACAATACGATGCTCTTACACAAACATACGGGACTGGACCTGGTGTTCGACAGGATGTAGAAAGGTATATGCCTGTGCCATATGATTTCACATTTAAGTTAGATGTATGGACAACCAATACGATTACTAAATTACAAATTTTAGAACAGATTCAAATGATATTTAATCCATCTATACAATTACAACAGAATAGTAATATATTAGACTGGACAAGTATATTTGAAGTATGGATGGAAGATTTTACTTGGACAAATCGTAGTATTCCGCAAGGTGGAGCAGAAGAACGCGATGTAATGAGCTTCAAGTTTAAGATAGAAGGGTGGATAAATCCACCTGCTAAACTTAAGAGAAGTGGTATTATTGCTGAGATTGTTACAAGAGTTTTTAGTAGCAACGATGTACAAAACATAGCAGGCCAGTTAGATGGCACATATGATCCATTTACTTCGTTGGGCCCAATTGATATACAGATTGTTACAACTGAGGGTAACTATAAGATCTCTGTTGCTAAAGGAACAGGTGGTGATGAAATTACTTTGTTGAATGTAAATGGACAAATAGATCCTACACTAAACTGGCAAAAACTTATAGAAATCTATGGGCAAATTAGCCCTAATATCACTAAAATAAGGCTAAAATTAGACCCTAACCTAGATGTTAGCGATGCTGACATTATTGGCGGGATCACACAAGATCCAACACGTCAAAACGTGCTGTTATTCACTCCCGACATTGACACACTTCCTGCTAATACTATTTTGCCTATCTTAGAAATTATAGATCCGACAGAGGTTACGCCCGGAAATGGATTACCGACTCCCTTAGCTGGACAAAGATATTTACTAACATCACATAATAGCGAAGGTGAAGAACCTGCTATTCCACCGGGTGTCCCATTTAGTCCGTGGGGTCAAGATGTTGTAGCATATCCAAATGATATTATTGAATATAATGGTATTAGTTGGGTTGTAATATTTGATTCTAAAAACTCCACTGGTAAAAACTACGTGGTAAATAACACGAACTCGACGCAGTATACTTTCGATGCTGCGACCAAGGAGTGGACATATACTTACTATGGTGTCTATCAACCGGGCTATTGGCGCATAGACAATATTATATCGGCGCCAGATGGAACCACAATTAACAATTACGAATAAAATGGGTGTAGGAACACTAATAGTTTCTACTAAAACCTCACGAATATTGTTAAACCTACGTGCTCCACATAAGACACATCCAATGCAGTGGTCTTTATTTGGCGGTATGGTAGAAGAAGGTGAACAACCTAAAGAAGCATTAATGCGCGAATTGACGGAGGAGATGGGTTTTATTCCGGATATCGAAAAGATTTATCCGTTCGATATCTATCATAGCAAGGATAAACACTTTCGCTACGTTAGCTTTGTGTGTATAGTGGTGGACGAATTTGTGCCAGAACTAAATAATGAAAGTTGCGGCTATTGTTGGATAGATTTAGGTGAGTGGCCAAAACCAATGCACCAGGGCGCTAAGATAAGTTTCTGTAATAACAAGGCTATTGAAAAGATTCGGCTTATACTAAGCCAACACGTTACCGTCTAACTTCGTAGGCAATCTCGAAGTCCGAACAATCATAAATCATCTGAGGTGTTAGACGTTTATATTTCTGACACATTGCTTCGAAGTTAGCAAAACATTCCAAATAGTCTGGATCTGCCTGTAGGGCATCTCTAACAAGTTCGACACAACTAAGTGCTTTATCTTGTTGTAAATCAAATAATGTATCATACGGTTTACCTACATCTGATTTGGCTGTATCTAATACACGAGTCCAGTCGTCGATATGCATATGCTTAGGCTTTAATAGAACAATACTATTCACTGCCATTACTTCATCAAATTCAGCATATTGCACACCGGCACCTACAGCTTCTACAAACCTAAAATCTTTATTGTTTATTACAGTATCTTCTAGATTCATTAGTGCGTGACCCCAGTATCCAAATTTTCCTCTTAAGAAGAAATCGGCTATCCCAATCATATAGGAAGATAGATGATTATTATTACGTGTCAGAATAATATAATAATTCGGAACTAACAGAGTATTGAGCTGTGCTTTTTCTTCTACGGTAAGTGGATCCTTTAATTCCCAATTAATCTTACCAGTTAAGACTGCTACCGCACTTGTAATTTTCTGAATTATATTCATCTCACTCTCCGTAGATTTATGTAGTTACATTAATTGCTAACCAATTTTCGTTCACATAGACATATAACTTACCATTTGTATTATCAATTGCCATTGGGGTTTTACCAGGTATATTAACTGGTGTGGCTGTTGGAACACCGGAACAGTTCGGAATATAGAAGAAATCGTTCATTGCAACTAAATCCTTAATTGCTTCAATTAATACCGCTGTTAATACTGAGTAATTAATACCAAGCATACCATTAGCATTAGCAGAAACTACTTCAGGTATAATACGTTGTACCTCTTGTGCAATTAAACCAATTGATGTTTGATTTCCATCAATCATTTCATACTTGTGTCCGGTCATCTTAAGAACATCGATTAGACCATAACCCAGCGGTCGTATATTTGTTTTAGCTCTTTCATCTGACAGAGAATTATGAACAGTTGCCGATAATGTACCTGTTGAGGGATCAAATGTTAATTTAGTAGAACTTGTCTTTAATGTACTTAATGTTCCAGATGTGGCAGTTAATATAGCAGGATAATATGTTGCACTTGTAGTTGTATCGTCTGAAATTGTTGCACTGCCTGTAGCACCGGTTAATCCGGTTGCTCCTGTAATACCTGTTGCTCCTGTTACACCGGTTGCTCCTGTTACTCCTGTAGCACCTGTTGCTCCTGTTACACCGGTTGCTCCGGTGGCACCGCTACCCGAGGATATTGCTGCATAACCACTAACTGCTGATCCAAAGGTTAATATCGTTTGATTTGCATTAACAAATTGTATAGATGGATAATCATATCTACCTACATAACTAAAACCAGAACTATCAATCACTTCAATATTAAGATATTGAGCGTTTAATCCGTGAGTTATATTCCACACACCTGATGCACCGACTTGGGTGAAGAGATATGCACCACCAGCTGGGCCTGTAGCGCCGGTTGCTCCAGCACCTGTAGCACCTGTAATACCTGTGGCTCCTGTAGCACCTGTCAGGCCTGTGGCTCCTGTTGCACCTGTCAGGCCGGTTGCTCCAGCACCTGTAGCACCTGTTAGGCCGGTTGCACCTGTAGCACCTGTTGCACCTGTAGCACCTGTTAGGCCGGTTGCTCCAGCACCTGTAGCACCTGTTAGGCCGGTTGCTCCAGTAGCACCAACTGGACCTGTAATACCAGTTGCTCCGGTGGCACCGCTACCCGAGGATATTGCTGCATAACCACTAACTGCTGATCCAAAGGTTAATATCGTTTGATTTGCATTAACAAATTGTATAGATGGATAATCATATCTACCTACATAACTAAAACCAGAACTATCAATCACTTCAATATTAAGATATTGAGCGTTTAATCCGTGAGTTATATTCCACACACCTGATGCACCGACTTGGGTGAAGAGATATGCACCACCAGCTGGGCCTGTAGCGCCGGTTGCTCCAGCACCTGTAGCACCTGTAATACCTGTGGCTCCTGTAGCACCTGTCAGGCCTGTGGCTCCTGTTGCACCT